AGATAAACGTCTTAGCTTGATTCCTCGTTTGCAACCCAGCAGCGGTTTGGTTCGCTGTGTGTATATCGCCTGATACAACCTCATTCGTATATTCATTGTCATTCATATAGTGAGCCAGCATACGCAATTCTAATCCACTTGCGTCAATACCGACTAACTTATATCCTTTCTCTACTGTCCATAAATCCCTACACTCGTGTCCGTAGGGACTGCCGCTGTTGGGTACTTGTGCCATGTTTGGACTCATGTGCGTCATCCGACCTGTGACAGCGCCGTTAGTGATGACACGACCATGAACCCTACCATCGCTACCTACTGCGTCTAGCCACGATGTAATCTGTGCTATTCGCTTCTGCAACATCATGTACTCTGCGAGGGCTTTGGCTTCCGGGTACTCAAGACTGGCAAGGACTTCCTCGTCGACGATGATGCTGCCTTTTTCGGTACGCTTTTTGGGTTTCCAACCCTTTTCTTGAAGTCTCTCTGCAATTTGCTGTCTGCTGCCGGGGTTGAACGGCGTGATGATGTCTTTGAGCGGCTTCCCACTTGTGCCATGTGTTCTGCCACTGATGACGACTGGCGGAAAGAGGGTTTCCATTTCAACTTGAATAATATCCAGCTTAGTCTTAAGTTCAGCCAAGAGAGATAAAGCTGATGCCTGATTGAGTTTAAAGCCGTTGCGCTCTTGCTCGGCGATAATGATTGCGACTTGGTGTTCGAGTTTGATGCTTTCTTTCGAGTAGTCATTTTCCATTTCCTTAGTTAAATGTTTGTACAGCTCTGCTGTTACTTTTGTATCTTGAATACAGTACCACAATAGCGCTGACATAACAGGCTCGTCAAACGCTAAATTACTCTTGTCAACTTTTTTACCATTTTCATCTTCACCAATTAAAGGCTTTCCAGTAAGCCAAGACCATATCTTTTTATAAGGTGCTTTGTAGTGTCCTAAACGATTACCCCAAGCCTCTAGCGAGTGTCCATCTTCTAGGCTAGGATTGTATAGCCTTGACAACACTAGCGTATCCACAACTTGTGACTTTTTAACAGTGATTCCCCAAACTTTCTTGAGTACTGGGAAATCAAAGAAGATACCGTTGTGGGTAACAATGCTGTCGCAGTTGTTAATAAAGTCTTGCAGCATAGCTGGTTGCACAAACGTAGAGACAACATCCTTGTCAATATCCCGACACACGACGCACCAAATCTTATCGTGGGTGCTGTTGGTCTCGATGTCAAGGACTATACGCATACGTTAATCATTTTAACCAAATCTTGCAGATTAAGCAAATACAATCGTGAAGTATTATCATCACCGCCACGAACCTGTCTTGGCATTGTTTTAGCAATGTAATTCCTGAGTATTTTAGTCGGGAATACTAAAGTCATCACAATGTCCTTATCAATAGCAAGGTTATGAAACCAGTACTCTGCTTCGGTGGTGGCGATGCCACTAGGCTTACCACGACTCTCAAACTCAATCGCAATGTTGCCGGTGCATTTCCACATATCTCGCTCTGTCTTAACCTCTATTTTGCTGTGCTGCAGCATATCAGCAACCTTCTGCTCAAAAACCTGTCCGTACTTCAAGTCAATATCAAACCTTTTGTCGTTGTTCATAAGCATAATTTTATCAAGCCTCCTAAGTACATTGCTACCGCCACAAACTCAACGGTGAACAAGGCGTAGTCCTTCTGCTGAACACCTGACCAAGCCCACAACCCGCTACCAATTAATCCAAACCACAGGTTCAGTGGAAATATGTTTAGGCTGGTCAAGCCAATGCCAATCAGACAGAGGATAGTCCCAGCCCACTTCAACGAATCACCTCTGCTGATTTAAGTTCGCCTGTTTCACCGTCAAAACACAGTTTTAAATTAGGCTGTGTTGGTGGGTGTACATCTCCTTCGCTATATATGCGTGCTTTGTAAGCGATATGCTTTGTATAGTAATTTGGCTTTTTCTCAGGTTTGATGCGATATTCATACAAATTATCACGCCATTGAGGGTTTGTTGTAGTTTTCCACTCAGAGTTGACACACCACAGACTTCTACTTTCGATGATTGCTCCATCAGCCCATGCTTTAATTAACTCTGCGTATTTATGTTTTTTCATTTCTTCTTAACCGTTTTCTTCTTGATTACAAGCGGTTCTTCTGCTACTTCTACGGGCATTGGTCGTGGTTCTTCAAACATTGCAGCAAGTAGTTCCTGAATCTCAGGTTCAAGCAATGTGAAAGACTTACCGTTGTTCATGTGGACATCACGGTCAACGATGTAGCTGACGTTCATTGTTTCAATGACGATGTTATTTATCTTAACTAGCATTGGTTTCAATCCTTTTCAGTTCGTGTTCAATCATCTTCTGTGCGTTGCTGAGTGCCTTAATCAGTTGCTGACAATCTTCTACATGGTAATCCGCTACAACATCAGTGCCTAATACTTTGTAAGCCTCTAGCGTATCTCGAATGAGATGCTTGAGTGTAGTTGTGAACTGCACTGGCTCATCGGCATCACCAAAGAAGAAACCGTAGTCCACTGCACCGTTCTCAGCAATCCATACAAAACCGTCTACTTTTACATTCTTACTCATTTTCCTTTACACCTTTCAGTTGCGATACGCTCTAACACTTTTAACTTTTCTTCATCGGTCATCTTGTACCAAGTACTGATTTCCTCTTTGTTTCTACCACAATCGTTGCAACTCATAATTGTGATGTCGTAGGTGCATTTACCAATGCAAGGCGATTTTACCATCTCTGTTTTCCATTTCCAAAAGTTGTTCCAGTTCGGTAAGTGTAGTGGTGGACATTTCCAAACCATATCATTTCTCTTGTGCCTTTCCATCAATATACTTCCAGCCAAGCAGTTCTTCGGTGTTTTTAATATGCGTTGGATTTAGTGGCGCATACACCGCAAACCTTGTAGACCAACCACCTTTTACCTCAGGTGTAATCTGCCAATATCCAATCGGCTCAGGAGATGCCAAAATTGTGTATTGGCTCATATCTCGGTTGATTGTTAAATCGTTACCATTCATTTCTCTTGCGCCTTTCTTAGTATTGCTCTAGCAAATTCAATCCAGCCTTCATTAGAATCAATATGGTTTACAACTGCATTACCTACTGCAATTATTTCCTCATCTGTTAGTTCTTTTACTGGATGGGTATAGAGTGGAATCAAGTCTGTAAAACCCATTTCTACAAAGTAATCTGCACTTCTTGATACATCTCCACCTTGGCTCATCCACGCTACTGGTTCATTGTTCATTTAAGCCTCCGCTAAGAATTTATCAATTGCTACATCAATCTCATTGCCAATCATCCAGCGCCATTCCGACATATCACCATTACAGGCTATAACCGATGGTGCAACAATTTTAGGGTCAATATCCCACGATGCACTCTTTAACCAGCGATAACGCTCGGCATCAGCATAGACTTCGGTGTTATCTTGTATGCGACCCAAGACATCCTTATTCAAGGTGCGTAGCCTGTCAATCTCCAAGCACAGTGCATTGATGTAGTTACGGGTAACAGAGTATTCGTCTGTCTTGGCATACTGCCGTGCTTTTTCTACTAAGTCGTTGTTCATAGTGTTTCCTCTGCTATTTGACAAAATATACCACACTCAATGTTTTGCTCACTTGGATAATGCCCGGCATCTTTAGGCAACTCTGTTAGCCAGATACGCTTACCTTTTTGCTTTAGAATTTTAGCACCTATTTGTTTTTCAAGGGCTGCCATTTTATCAAAGGCTTCAGGAAAATCATTGCGTATCTTATTCCAGTATCCTAAACCGCCTTTTACACAACCAATGCAGTTGTTGTTTTGGTAACCAAGTTTGTACATTGCTGGGAGTTCAATACCAGCTCGTTCAATCATTGCTAAACAATCGGACTTCTTTAGATTTTTCTCTATCAAAATAGACCATAAATTTACATCGTTATTTGCATCAATAAACCTGTCAACTCGGTCTTGTTCTTCAACTGTGTACCCGAACACTTGAATGTCGTTTACTTTTTCAAACTTTTTCCTTACTTCTTTCTTTAGCAATCGAGTACACGGTGCGCCAGCTACACCTACTATATATTTTCCTTTTGTAAAAACTTCATAAATACTTCCGTTGTATTTTTCATTTTGTAAAACTGTAATGGGCTGACCAAACCATTTTTCACAGTCCTTCATAAAGCGCATATTATCAGGATGTTCTTCTTTAACATGACAATAGACTACTTCGACTGGGTATTTACTTTCGTTAATCGCTAATTTAGTTGCAACAGCACTTGCTGCTCCGCAACTAAACCACGAAATAACTCTTTTATCACTCATAGTGTGTCCTTAATTTCTAACATTCGTCCAGTTTGCCCATTATACAACAATGCACCGCAGTTGCCTGTATATCCGCTAAAACGGTTCTTGAGAACCCGCACAGATGTGGTATTGCGTTCAATCATATCTTGTGCTTGTCCATTACGCTCTAAACCAATCACAATATCCGACAGTTGTGCAATCGCACCTGAGCCACGCAGTTGTGCCAGCGATGTTGCAGCGCCTTCTTCGTGTCCTTTGCTTTCAGGTCGTTTCAGGTGGCTGACACAGATAAGGCTAATCCCTGTTTCCTGTACCAGCATACGCAGCTTAGTCATTATAGAGTCCAGTGCCTTGCGTTCATCACCCACATCACCGCCACTAACGATAATGCTAAGGTGGTCAAGAAACACATAACCACAGCCAAGCCCTTTTGCCATGTAGCGCACTCGATTGACAATATTTTCCAAAGAAGTGCTACCAAAATGGTCAAACAGGTAAACACGGTCACTTCCCAAAGTTCTATCAAAAGCATCTTTCAGTTCCTCCGGTGTTACTTCTACATCAGGTAAATGGATTGGTTTGTTTACAGCAAGCGACATGAGAGAACGAGCTGTCTTACGCACTCCTTCTTCAAGAAACATAAGTCCGATGTTGTCATTGGTTTTGTTAAGGATATGCCATACGATTTCCCGTAAAAATTGAGACTTACCCAGTCCGCTTCCCGCAGTGACCATGACAAGCTCGCCCTTGCGGATACCGTATGTAAGTTTATTAAGTTCCTCGTACGGATAGTCGCAATCAGCCTTTTCAATAGGCGCTGATACCATATCCCAGAGGGTGTTGCCTTGAATAATTCCATCAGGTATATAAGACTCAGCACCCCACCAAGCATCAATAAATTCCTTGCCAGAATTATCTTTAAGATAGTCACACGCATCTTTGTATCCTTTCTTATGCTTCATTACCTTCACTTTTCCGCCAAAGAGTTCAGCGACAGCCTGTGATGCCTTCTGTCCTGCTTCATCGGCATCGAATGACAGCACAATATTCTCGAACGAGTCAATCCATTCGTACTGTGCCTTACAGTCCTTCAAAGCGGCACTAGCACCATTGCGAATACTAACGCATGGATACTTACTGCCTTGCATCTGATACGCCGCCATAGCGTCTAGTTCGCCTTCGCAGATAGTCAAGTAGCGACCAGCCTTGGCAAAAAGTTGTTGTCCGAACAGCGTAGCGTTGTTAAAGTCACCCGCAATACTGAACTGCTTGTTAGCCACATCACGAGTCTTAACTGCCGCTAGTGTGCCATCAGCATCATAGAATGGGTAATAGTGCTTACCAGTCGATTGTTTAACGCCGTAGGTTAAGCAAGTAGTCGAAGTAATACCACGGTCAGAGATACTAGAATTAGTAGCAGAGTCATAAAATTGAATGTCCTTAGTCATTGGTTTAACTGCCTTCATTGTTGTTGTTTCGCCAGTAGCACTGGTGTAGGTTTCACACTTAAAGCAATGGGTGTGTCCATCGTCATAGAGCGCATTGGCATTTGAACTGCCGCAATTCTCACACGGTAAGTGCTTAACGAATTTAGATTGATTCATTAAAACTGTTCCCCATCACCTATTTCAATATCTTGCACTTCGCCTTCTTTGTGTATATCTTCAATGCTCATGTTCTCAGCCATCACATAGCAATCAAAGCGACTATCGCCGTAAGTAGTGACTTTGTATGTCACCGTAACTGTAAATGTCATATCCACTTCTTTTGGTGCTGTTCTCATTTCTCACTCGCTTTCTTTAGTATTGCTTTAGCAAATAAAACATTCCAATTCTTATCTGGGGTGCAAGTTAAATTATTGGCTATTGCTTTTATTTCCTCATCACTTAACTCTCTTGGTGAGGTGTAAAGTGGAATATTTATTTCCGAAAATTTGCTTTCTTTAGACTGAAGTGATTTTCCGTTATCCACATCTATAATCATCCATGCAACAGGCTTCATTTTTCACTCGCTTTCTTAAATGCTTCTTTCCAACGGATTAATTGCTCTTTCTTCCACTCATCACGCAGTTCATAATTGAATCGCAATACGCCTTCATCTGTTTCGCAGTAGTAATCAAACGCTTTATTGAGTTCCTCATCACTTAACTCTTTTATTTGTGGTGTGGTGTAGAGTGGAAAATCATCTTTGTTGTAATGTGGTGTTCCTTCGCTTGGGACAGCCATTACATGACCATCTACAACACTTTCCCAGTAGAACCTACCAGCAACTTCTTCACCTTTCTCCAACTCCGCTATGCGGTCTGCTTGTTGGCGAAGCATAATTGATGATTGCTCCAGCATTTCATAATCAACACCTAAAGCATTATTCAATTTATATGCTAATTCGTATGCGTTCATTTCTCATTCGCTTTCTTTAGTTTATTTTCTATCCAAGTGCAAAACTTATCGCCAAGTTTGTAAACCCATCCATCTTTGTCAAAGTATTTAAGCGTATGACGAACTTCAATCAATTCTTTTCGTAATTCGTATTCGTCTTGTTTCATTTCTCACTCGCTTTCTTTAGTATTAACTGTGCAAAATCAAAATATTGACTGCAAAAATGTTCTCGACCTTCAGTAGCCTCTTCCCAACATTCTTTCATTTCCCATTCTGTTAGTGTCTTTGCTGGTGGTGTGTTTAAAAATTTAGCAAGGCAATCATTAAACCCTCTGTTATAAAAATACAACTGGTCGTTGTTCATATCATTCTCCATTTACTAACACAACCCCATGACGAACCCGCCAAGGGTATTCTGATTCTA